CAAGATTGCCAACCGCACGTACTATATTTAAGTTATTACCATAAGATAAGAAACTAGATGCGGTAAAAAATGATACTGCTGAACCCGAATCTGGCTTACCGTAGGTTTTAACAAGTGTAAGCTCACTGTCTATTTGTTTTACTTTCTCTGCTGGACCCCATTGGAATGTCCCAGCAAATGCACCGGCCGTTTGTTGCGTAGAAGGTACAACTGTTGTTGCATCAATTTCCGACACATTTACGCCTGGAGAGATTTGAAATGCCATTTTATTCTCCTTGAATTATTATGTTCTCTTGGCAAAATACCATATAGTATATTTATGAAACGCTGGATTTACAAATTTCACAAGTCTTTTCTAAAGAAGTTTGCGTATGTTTCTCCACCATCAGCGAGTTCCCATATATCATCACCAATTATCTCGAAGTCGTGTTCTAAACCATCTTCAATAATTGGTGCTGGCAAAAGGTCCTCATCCATTTGATTCATATTTTCTAACTGAATCTGTTTACGAATGTCGTGATTTACAATTTCTTTGAAGTATTGCTGAGTTGTTACCCATGCAAATATCACCAAAGACATAACCAAGTCATCATTTGCACCATCTTCCGCACTAAATGAGTTCTTTTGTTGAACAAACGTAGTCAATTCGGAGTAAGTATCAAAATCATTAATAACTAATTTGTCACCTTCAATCAAGGTTTTTAGGTTGGAACAACCAATTGCCTTAACTTGAGGTGACATTTTCAGGCCCATTTGAATACCACGAGCAAATCCTGCTGATAGTTGTTGTGGTTTCTTGTTGCCTGTAAATACTTTCCATAGATTCTCATACTCAAAATCTGCGTGTAGTGAGTCTGCAACCTGTGGATTATTATTTATTTCTATTAAAACATACGCATCATTGTAATACTTGGCTGCATTGTATATGACGGTAGGATATAAAATTGGTGTGATTGACGAACTTTTATACACCGCAACTTGTTTGTATGGTGTTTCTGATATGTCTATAACTTGAAATGCAGAACTGTCCAGATTCTTACCTTCTGAAACGTCAACACAAATTGCATATAGGTGGTCTGTATTACTCTCGTTTACACCTTCTTTGACTGGGTGTTCATATATCTTCAACATATCATGGTTGGCAATTGGATCACTGTATGCCAACTGTTGAAGTTTATAACCAGATATTAGAGTATTGGTAGAACCTAAGAACTCAGTTTCAAACTCTTGCTTGAATTGTCGTTCAGAGGTGTTGCGAATTGTTTCTTCTTTCCATTTCTCATCACGGCCTGGTACCATTGACCAGTGAATCTCAAAGTTTATATAATTATTTTTCTTGTTCAAAGAATCCATCCACAACTTGTAGAACAGATTCATACCGTTAGGTGTTGACACAATAATAATCTTTGTCTTTTTACCAGATGAAATTACAGGATAAACGGAGTTAAAGAATTCTTCTGCAATATTATTAGGAACGAAAGCAAATTCGTCCAAGAATACAATGTTAAAAGAACCACCTCGAATGGCGGAACTAGATGTGGACGCAGCGATAATCTTAGAACCGTTCTCTAGTTCAACGTTACCTTTATTCCAGGTAAGAACACCTTGTTGCAACCACATTGGTAAATTCTCATAAGCCAATTGGTATTTTGAAAGAATGTCTCTTGCAAGAGAACCTTTGTTTGCCAGAACGGCACAGTTTTGTGTGTCAGTAAAGATAGTTGCCCACAACATATAAGCAACAGTGGTTGTTGTTTTTCCAACCTGACGAGGACATTTAGTAATAACGAAACGATTGGATGCAAACAACCGAATCATTTCCTCTTGAAACCCCCACATCGCAAAGTTGATTAGACCTTCATCAACGTTGACAATTTTAATATAGTTTTTGGCAAAGTATACCGGATCACTTGCACATTTAACATATTCATCAATCTGTTCTTTGGTGTACTCTACCTTAACGCCAGCCTTCTTTAATAAGGGATTGTCCCGGTATGCATCACCACTATGCAATTCACTCATTCTTTACCTCTGAGTAACTTATTCAATTCAGCAGTAGAACCTATGAATATAGCTTTATCTATTTTAGTGTCTCCATCTTTTTCGGGACCATTCATAACACGCATCTGTTTCTGTACTGCTAATAGTTCTTTGTTTGCATCTACTACGTTTTTTAATAGTGTGCCATAGACCTCAAAGGCTCGTGGGTGTTGTCCTGCTTTGGCGATATTCAATATTTCATCCATGGCATCTTTGCCTTGGTCAATCAACTCTTGTAAATTATCTTTAGTCTGTTGATATGCATCAGCCAAATCTTCTTTTAGGTCTGGTTCATTTGTATCTGGTGTTACAGTGACTAAACTTTTTTCTTTAGGTTCAATCGGTGTAACATCAAATATTTTTTCCATATTCTTGTCAAATGTATTCATATTATTTTCCATAAAATTACCAGGTATCATTGCTCCACGATACTCGTTTCCATATATCGGCTGCACCTGTTGTGTATGTAGCTGTACAGTAGTAAAAATAAGTAGTATTGGCTGCCACATTTCCTTTAATGTCACCAGAAACACCTCTTGATGTTGCTGGTATACTTCTATTCATTGTGAAAGCTGTTCTTTGAATTGAAGTATCTCTGAACGTTGTATTGCCAGAATTTATTATATCTTTACCACTAAGGTCTAGACCAGTTGGTTCACCAGAAGAAGGTACTATAATTTTTCCATTAGAACTAAATTGCCATTTTTGTTTCAACGGCACAAGTAATTTAATATTCTCAGGACTTGGATTTTGATATGTCTGCACATTCATTGTATATGCGTAATTACTATTATCTGCAATAGTAATAGTAGTATTGCCACTACCTACAGTTGTACTTGTTACGGTTGTTGCTTCTGGTACACCAACATAATAAACATCGTCTGCCCAATTGCTTCCATTTTTACCAAAATATGTTCCCGCTAATGAACCATCAACAGGTAATTGATAAGAAGTGGATATTGATTTTGTTGAATTGTTTGGATAAGAAAATCCTGTACCAAGAAGGAAGACACCAGAAACATCGAGCTGTTTATGTCCAAGTCTAAATGCTTGGTTTGCTTGTGGTACTTCAAGTGCTGTTGCCCAAACTAGTGAACCGTTTGCATCTATCTTATAATTTATAAATGCACGAGAACCATTTGGATCCGTAGTAACACCTGATGCATACAAATAATTATTGTGATGTTTAATTGTACTGATGTTAGGAGATGTTACTCCAGAAATTTGTTTTTCCCAAATTAATTGATTGTTTGCCGCATACTTGTAAATATTATTATTTGTTGCTGCGTACCAATTGTTTGAACTATCATGACTTAAAGATATGATGTTATTACCGTTGGCGTTTACATTGTTTGTCCCGATATAAACACCCTCTGTGCTGAACTTGTGTACTTGACCGTTTGCGGAACCAACCAGAACACCACCTCGACTTGGCAAAGCCACAACAGAAAAAGCATTGCTGGTTGCTACACTGAATTTAGTAAAGTATAATTCACCTGTGATATCTAAACCTGTCAACAAATTGTGTTCACCAACATAATAAGGAAAATCTTCATCATCAACACAAAGGTCCGTTGAACCTATTGAATCGGAAATCAATGTACTGTAAACATTTTGACCAAGATAATTAAACTTGGTAACCAATGTTGCAAATTCATTTGGAATATTTGTCAACAAATAAACGTTGTTGTTTGCATCAGTAACTACCGACTCACCAAAACTTGGTGAATTGTTTATGGCTGGTACTGATTTTCTCCAAAAGATATTACCAAAAGAGTCATATTTTATAACAGTTGATTGTGGTAAACCAGTAACTTGATTCTGTGTTGTCATTGCAACCAATACGTTATTGGCTTTGTCGTATGCAATTCCACTAGAATAAGTATTGTTTGCTTGAGCAACTAATTGACCAAAACCTAAAGCCCAGGATTTACCTAGGTTCTTATCATTACCAATTTCTACTTTGGTACTACTATACAGTAAAGTGTCTTGGAAAAGAACGTCACCCAAGGAAGCCGTATTTGCTTTATTGAAAGCACCTTGTGCTAACGTAAAGTTACTGTCATAATATATGTTTGCAGTATTAGCATTGCTCGCAACGTTAGCATATAACTCAGTAAAGTTGCTATTGGTTTTGATGAAAGATGTTCTTAACGAATCACCTTTGCCGTCATTTGCTCTAATACCAATATTGATAGTTTGTTTAGCCATTTATTTCTCTCATTTATTGTTTACTGGTTTGCGGCCTTATTGATTGTAAGTATCGTATTCAATGTGTTATCAGCCTTGGCATCTTCTTTATCAACCGACATGAAATCGATATCAGAAGTAACTTTACCAACTGCATCAACTTCAACAAATTTCAGTGGGTTCAAGTTATACGATGTGAAATTATAGTTCGCAAGGGTATTTATTCCGTATATAGGTTGACTTGACACAAAGTTTCCTGTTAGTTCTTTTACTCTTAATACGTTGTCGGTAAACTGTACGACTATTCCTGTTGCAGTTGAATCGTCAGAATTGTAACCTTGATATATCTTTTCACCAACCTTATACGTACCGTAACCAGAATTTAAATCCATATAAAATTCAATAACTTCTGCTGTCGTTATTAAATTGTAAACGGAAACAAAAGCACGATTGATAACGTTTGT